ACGTAAGAACAGTTAAACTTAAATTCTCTGATTTGGTGTTCCTGGAAGATAACCCGCGAACAATCAAAAAGGAGAATTTGGAGCGGCTTGCAGAACGGATAAAATCAGACCCGACGTTTTTCGATAACCGCCCGTGCCTGGTTAACTTCATTGACGGGCGCTATATTTGCTACGCCGGTTTTCAACGCGCGCACGCGGCGGCAAAGGTGTTGAAGTGGAAAGAAATACCGTGCAGCGTAGAGAACGACGTGCCGATGGATTTGATGCGCCGTCGTGCGATTTACGACAACACGCACGACGGCGAATGGAACAGCGAGGTTCTTAGTAATTGGGAATTTGAGGTTGATGAATACCGGGACATGGGTGTGCCGGAGTTTGTGTACGGGGGCGATGGTGTTGGGCTGACAGACGAGGAGATGAGCGATTTTTTTTCAAATGATACAACCAACGGGGGGCATTTACAAACCGGAAAAATCGTTTTGGAATACACTTTGGACGAGGCAGAAACCGTAAAATCTGCCTTGCTAAAAATTGAAAAAACGCCAGAACAGGCGGTTTGGAAATTGCTGAACTTATGAATGTTTTTTTGGCAGGTACTTATTCGAGACAGTATGTTATGCAAATTTATTTAGCGGGGCCGTCGGGCAATGTTGCCCATGTTTGGAGACAGAAAAAAGTAAACGACGCAATGGATTTATTTTTAAGCGCGCCTCATTCAAATGAGGCGCAGAGAGGGATTGAACAGACGACCGGGGATATATCAATTTTAGAATCATTTATTTACTTGGGTGATTGGATGTTGCCATACATAAGGGGGGGGCGCTGGGACTTTCTTTTAGATTCAGGGGCTTTTACTTTTATGTCTGGAAATGGCGGGGCGGTTAATTGGGATGAATACGTGGCGCGGTATTGCGCTTGCATTGTCGAAAATAAAATACAAAAGTTTTTTGAACTGGACATTGACGTAGTGACAGGGCTAAAACACGTTGAGCGGCTTAGAAAAATGATTGAGCAAAAGACAGGGATTCAACCTATCCCGGTTTGGCACAAATCGCGCGGACTTGATTATTGGAAAGGAATGGTAAAAGATTACAAGTATGTAGCAATAGGCGGCATTGTCACAAAGGAAATAAAACCGGCAGAGCATCGAATTTTTGTAAACCTGATTGATATTGCAAAAGAACACGGGGCGAAGGTTCACGGATTGGGGTACACGAATTTACAGGGTTTAAAAAAATACAAGTTTGATTCCGTAGATTCAACGACGTGGCTTTATGGAAACCGAAGCGGAACGGTTTACAAGTTCAACGGTGAAACAATTATTCAAATTGATAAGCCAGCCGGAACACGATTAAACGCCCGCGCAGTCGCAATCAACAATTTCAAAGAATGGGTTAAATTTCAGCAGTATGCAAGAAACAATCTCTAAGTGCATTGTTCTTTTATCTGGAGGGCAAGATTCGACTACCTGCCTTTTTTGGGCAAAAACAAAATTCGACCAAGTAGCGGCGATTGGTTTTGATTACGGTCAAAAGCACATCATCGAACTAACGCAGGCGGCTAAAATTGCAGAAATGGCAGATGTTCGGTTTTCAATAGTCAATTTGAAAGGCTTATTATCTGGGTCATCATTGACCGACCACGACAAAGACCACAACGAAAATCACCATGCAAACCCCGACCTTCCAAACTCATTTACAGCCGGGCGAAACGCCTTGTTTTTGACGCTCGCAGCAGCAAAGGGATATGAACAGGGAATTAGCGACATAGTTACCGGAACCTGCCAAACTGACTTTTCTGGCTACCCGGACTGCCGCCGCCGCTTTATTGATGCGCAGCAGTTAGCCGTCTCTTTGGCGCTGGACACAGACATCCGCATCCACACGCCGTTGATGTACCTGACAAAAGCCGAAACATGGAAACTGGCAAAAGACCTCGACTGTCTTGATATTGTAATTGATTATTCAATGACGGATTACAACGGGTCTGAAACTAAAAACGAATGGGGATTTGGAAATATTGATAATCCGGCGACCGCATTACGGGCAAAGGGGTATTTCGAGGCCAAAGAAAAAGCATGGATATGATTACAGCGACGCGGTATCACGATATTTCTTGCGGGCACCGGGTATTCGGACACGAAAACAAGTGTGCGCATCTGCACGGCCATAACTACCGTTTTCATTTTACCATTACGGCAGACGCCCTTGATGCAGTTGGCAGGGTTTTGGATTTTTCGATCATAAAAACCTTGCTTTGTATGTGGCTTGAGGATAATTACGACCACAAATTTCTGATATGGGAGAACGACCCGATGGCTGAAGCATTAAAAGAGTTAGACCCGGATGGCGTTGTTTTTGTGCCATACAATCCGACAGCCGAAAATATCGCAAAGCACATGGTTGAAGTGATTGCGGTGGAAGCCCTGAAAGGCACAGGGTGCAGATTGATAAAATGTTCTATTGACGAAACCCGTAAATGCTCCGCAGCGTATGAAATTGAAAGTATCTGAAATATTTTACAGTTTGCAGGGAGAAGGTGCACGGGCGGGAACACCTACCGTTTTTATCCGCTTACAGGGATGCAAGACAAAAAACGCTTGCTTCGCTATGGGGATAAAGTGCGACACAGAATTTGAAAGTGGCAAAGAAATGGAAGTTGTTGAAATTCTCCAGTGGATGCAGCACAATGCGGCAGGTTGCAAGGAAATCACGTGGACGGGCGGGGAGCCGCTCGATCAATTAAAAAGCGAGCATACGGCGTTTTTTAAAGCGCAGGGCTATTTTCAGGCGTTAGAAACATCAGGACTTGTTGCCCCACCTGCCGGGTTTGATTTTATTTGCGTATCCCCAAAAGTTGCGGAACACGTTGTTAAAAAGAATTTCCAGAACGGCGTTACTGAATTGCGCTATGTGCGGCACTTTGGGCAAAACATACCTGAACCGGCGATTACTGCGGAACACTATTGGATAAGTCCACATTCGGACGGAAACGCCATAAATGACAAAAACTTAAAACATTGCATTGAATTATGTTTACAGCACCCAAAATGGAAGTTGAGCGTTCAGCAGCACAAGGTGTGGAGCGTTTTATAAGTTGGCAGGAAATACAGGCGGCGGTATCGGGTTGGGATAAAAACCTGAAATACTACGGAGTGCCGAGGGGTGGGCAATATATCGCGGCGCTCGTTAATCCGGTTGATACGCCAGAGGAGGCAGACGTTATTTGTGACGACCTTATTGATACGGGCAGCACCCTAAATAAGTGGAAAGAAAGATTCCCGAACAAAGAGTTTCGGGCGCTGTTCGATAAAAGAACCGAGCCGTTGGGGTGGCTTCGCTTTCCGTGGGAACACACAGGGGAGCAGGAGTTAGAGGAAAATGTTTTGCGGGTGATTCAGTATTTTGACGATGCGAATAGACAAGGATTGAAAGATACTCCAAAGCGGTATATCAAGTTTTTGAGCGAGTTTTTAACGCCGCATGAATTTGATTTTACGACGTTTGATAGCGAGGGAATGGATGAAATGGTTATCCAAACAAATATCCCGTTCTACTCGCTTTGCGAACATCACTTAGCGCCATTTTTTGGGGTTGCGCATATTGCATACATCCCGAATGGTAAAATAGTTGGATTGAGCAAGTTGGCGCGAACGGTTGATTTATATGCAAGGCGTTTTCAAAATCAGGAGCGAATTACGCAGCAGGTGGCAGAGCGGATAAATAAAGAACTTTCTCCGATGGGTGTTGCGGTTGTTTTGACAGCGCAGCACCTTTGTATGGCGATGCGAGGTGTAAAAAAGCATGATACATGGACAACGACCAGCAAAATGATTGGCTCATTCAAAGAAGATTTAAATTGCCGACAGGAGTTTTTAAACCTATTAAAATCGGCATAAAATCGGCATAAAATGCCCAAAGGCGAACACTTAAAAGAAAAGCAGGTAGGGGTAAAAACCCGTTTCAGCGAAGACAGGCAGCCGGACAAATACCGGCAGCCCGATACCATTAGCGGCCTGTTGAAACAGGAACTTGCGAGCGATGGTTGGGCGACATTCGAGGACGCGCAGGTTTTGAACGACGACGGCGTACCGACCGGGCAAAAGGTGAACGTCCGGGTAAAACTCACAACGGCGCAGGCAGTCGCAAAACGACTATTGGCAAACGCGGCAAAGGGGCGGGAACGAAGTATCGAAATCGTTTTGGAGCGTACCGAGGGCAAAGTACCGCAGGACTTCAACATGGGCGGCAAAGATGGCGGAGCAATTCAGGTGGAAATGAACTTTGAAAACCTTTCGACCGATGAACTGAAAACGTTTATCGCGCTTACTGAAAAAGCAGAACGGATGAATGACGAAACAAATAAGCCCGCAGGCGCGGGAAATCGCAAGGCGGGTACTGTATAAACGTGACTTTGCCGCCTTCATCAAAGCGGTAATGCCCGAATATGTTTTCAATTGGCATCATCTCGTTTTGATTGACGCTTTGCAACGGTTGGCAGAAAGAAGGTTTGAAAGGCTGATTGTAATGATGCCGCCACGTCACGGAAAATCGCAACTTGTTAGCAGGTTGTTCCCGGCGTGGATGTTTGCAAAAAATGTAGAGGAACAAATTATACTTGCGTCCTATTCGGCAGACCTGGCAAGCGCGATGAATCGGGACGCGCAAAGGATAATGACCGGGGAAACATACCGGGCTTTGTTCCCTGAAACGCGCTTGAGTGAAGGCAATGACGCCGGAGTAGTGC